GTTTTGTAAACATTTTATTTCGCAGTCCAGATTGTCCCGTCGGGCATTATTGACCACCCGTCGGGAGCGTCGTCGATTGTCTCGACTTGTTGCCAGTCCCCAAGTAGGGTTCCTTGCCAGCAACGGTCATTTTCTGGCTTCTTGTAAAGCCATGCTTTATTCGAGTCTACAATCAAGAAAGATTCTTGGCTGTATTGCTCGCAGAGTTCTTCAGGGACTGGCTCGCAATGGCCTAGCTCGATTCCTATTGAAAGTTCAATAGCTAGTTCTCCGCCATCGTATCGGTAGCCGCCCATAATTAGGTATTTAGGGCTGTTTCCAAGGTCGATGGATAGAGAGGCCGTCGCATTTAAGGCTTCCGACAAGTCGAAGTCTTGCCTAGTCGCTGATATTATCAGCATTTTCTTGCTCATTTATTTAGTTTCCTTTTTAGATGTTTCTCAATCTCGGTGATTAGGGAGGCGGTAAACATTGATGTTCTATTAATTGGCCCACTAACACCCGTCAGATTGTAGAGGAATTCTGTTAGCCTATCATTTAGTCCAGGGTCATTTTCCAGGACGATATGTAGGGAAACACTAGTTTTTTCGTTCTTAAATCGCGTATTCATTTTAGGTTTCTTTCGGTGAAAGGTAATTATCCTTGGCCTTTTATCTTTTAGGCAGGTTTCACTATTACAGCGCGGCCTACCATCTTGGAAACAATAAATATTGTTGCGACACTATTGAGACATTTTATATATAAGAAGATAGGGGCCTAAAAGAAAGTCCAAATAAAAGGTTTACAAAGTAGGCCGCGACGCTATTTTAGTAAGCATGAAACATAATCACCACCCGATACCATCGCCCGAGTCTGTTCTAGGCCGCGCCGCTAATCTTGGCCACTCTATATCATTAGAATTGGCTGAAGACTCAATACAAACTGTGCTAGAAAGGCCCGAACATTGGCCGCACGTCAATAGCTACGGCCCGAATGATTCACGGCACATTGTCTGCGCCGCGGCCCGATTAGCTATCGGCTGGCACCGAACCGAGTACAGGAGAAGAAACATACTAGCCAGGGAAGCGGAACAATTGACGCGTTCCGAACTATTCACCGAGGCCGCGGGTCATGATTGGCAGACCGTTCAGGAAGCAATAGACTCTCTTGGAAATAACCTAAGAGAATACGCGATTTTAATCCTGAAAGGAGAGACTACCCGTGAAACTGCCAAGCGGTTAGGTTGCTCGCATACGATGGTGGCACGTCGCAGAACGGAAGCTTTGAAGAGACTGCGGAACATTCTAGAAAGTAAATAAAACTAGACGGAACGACGGACCCGCGCCCTCCCCCAGGCGCGGGTGCCCCCCGCCCCCTGGCCACCGTCCCCTTGTCCTCGCCCTGGGGCCCCGCTACAATCAAACTATGGATCCTACGCCAAAGGAGGTAACAGACGCCCTCACCGCGATCGCCACAGACCCGATCGCCTTTGGCCGCGCCCTGGGCTATTCGGGCACGCCGGACGGGCGCAAGCAGTTTGGCCAGCTCCACCGGGACATTCTTAATCACGCCTACTCGCAGCCGAAGACGAGCACGGTGGTCAGCCGGGGCCACGCCAAGTCTACGATCCTTTCTGTGGTGGACACCGCCTGGACCCTTCTCCACAATCCGGGGGCCCGCATCCTGATCGCCTGCGCCTCCCTGGACTTGGCCAAGAAGCTGGTGGGCGAGGTGAGGGATCGCTTGATGGGCGAGCTTGAGATCCTCCCTGGGTTGCGTGTCCCTTTGGGGGAGATCTTCCCTCACCTCGAGATTCATGGGGCGCATGGTGGGATGGGTGGCGCGGGGCGCCCCCGCAAGTCGGGGCCCTGCGAGGCGTTCAACATTGTGGGCCGGTCGGGGCGGGGGCGCGAGCCCTCCGTATTCGCCGCTTCTGTCCAGTCGAACCTTGCGGGTAACCACCCTACCCATGCGGTAATTGACGATCCGGCCAACGAGCAGAACTCCCGCACCTTCGCCCGTCGGCGCCAGATCATCGATTTCATTGAGCAGCTTGAGCCCCTGATGTATGCGCCCGACTCCCCCATCAAGCACATCGGCACCCCTTGGGCCTTCTCGGATGTCATCAGCTACCTCGCTGAGCGGGAGGACTGGGCCCAGTTCCGCTTCGGGTGTTGGGATGGGGTGAACCCTGACACGGACGAGCGGGATACGGAAGGCCCCGGCCCCGGGGGCACCTGGCCCCTCTCCCCTTCTTTCCTCAATGCAGACGAGATCAAGGAGAAGCAGTACAACCTGAGCAAGCAGTTCTTTGCGGCTCAGTATCTCTGCGACCCGATCCCTGCCGAGGACGCGCTCTTCGATGACAACCTGATCCTAGCCGCCACCGACTCTCAACTGAGTCTCAATAAGCTGCCAAAGGGGCCGGAGATCCTGCTCTGGGATCCGGTAGCCCGCATCGAGGGGACACAGGGCGACTGCAACGGCATCATCATTGTTCGCTGCCTCACCGCCGCAGCCCTTGGTCTCCAGGATAAGTATGAGAAGGACCGAAATATATTTATCCCAACGTACGCGCACGAAATTAAGGGGGGCGCAGATGCAGCCGCCGCCCACATCGAGGAGTTCTGCATCCAGAACTACCCATCACTCAAATCTATCTGGGTAGAGAAGTACGCGGCGCAGGCGCTCATTGTTCCTTGGATGGAGGAGCGTGGGCGGCTGGGTGGCGTCAAGATCCGGGGGCACAAAATGCCTACCGTCGCTCTCCCCTATAGACTGCAAGGTTGTCAAACGGGGATGCGTAAGGGCTTCCTTCGCTTTCTCCCCAACTTCCCTGGTCGTGACAAGTTGGTGCAGCGTCTAACCGAGTTCCCCCTCTCCGATTCGGACGATCTTCCAGCCGCACTCGCTATGTTATCTACACACATCGAGCGGCGCGGTAATCTACCCGGAATTAGCTTGCAAGCGGAAGGTGAATCTGGTACAACCATATGGCGCTCCCAACTACGTCGAGGCAATTCGAGCGGCGGCGGCGCCAATTGGCCCTAACCTATGGCATACAAACTAAAAGAAGACGCCGCGAGCGCACTAAAATCCCTGGTCGAGCAGGCTATGTCTGCGATGCAGGAACCTTTAGAGGGAACGGAAAAACTCATTAGTGATATTTATACTGGCCGTGATCCTCTTGGAGGTGCTGCTAGGCTTATTCTAGGAGACCAGGGTATTCCACTAGATCAGGTTATTGATGCGACCAGCACCAAGACATGGCGCCCACCGGAAACGACGGCCAACCTGTTCTTGAGCCGGATCCGCCAGATCGTCACTGCGCTTACCCCAGGCACCCCTACCTTAGATGCACGGGGGCGGGTACCCGGAGCGGCCCGCTCGGCTGAGTACCAGAACGAGCTGACCCGCTTCGCCACAGATCACGGGGGCCTTGAGGCCGCCATGCGCCGCTGCGCCTTCCTGGGCCTACTCTCTCCTTACTTTGGTTGTAAGGTTGTACTTAACGAAGATGCAGAGACGGCTTACGAGGCAATTAAGTTTATCCCGATTGAGCCGGGTGACTGTGGCTACGAGCCCTTTCATCGGCGGTTCACCTGGCACTCATACCAGAAGCAGTGGGCAGACCTCCCTAAAGAGTGGCGCCCCGATCTAGGATCTGGCGCTAAGCCTAATGACTGGGACATTGTTCAGGTCACGGAGGTTTACCACGAGGGCTTTAAGTTTGGCTCGAAGAAGATCGACGGCGTACCTATGAGTGTATTTGTGCGCCTTAATGGGGAAGCTCCAAATAAGGAGCGCAGGGAAGCGCTCGACTCATTGGGCGAGTACACCTATACCGAAAACTTGCCGGACGCCCCTTTGCGCATCACATCCTTCCTGGACCCAGCGCCCAAGGAAGACGTTGCGCCTGCCGAGGTACTTTCATGGATTCCGCTTATGCGTATGATTGTGCAGGTATTGATTCAAATCAATCGGGAGGTCACTACTGTAAATAAGGTAATGCTCTACGATCGTAGTGCTATTAGTGATGATGCTATTGCTGTAGTTCAGCAGTCTTCTCCGGGGGCAACAGTTTATGTTCCCGTAGATGTGGATGATGCGGCACGTGGCATTAACGCCACGATGCGCCCAACGGAACAAAACAGCGTGCTCGGTGAATACTTGGCATCGCTTCAGGCTTATCTCTCACTCTTTGATGATGTGACAGGCGTTGGCCCAATTGACCGGGGTGTTCCAGCGAACCCCCGTAAGTCGGCAACAGAGGCATCATCGATGGTTTCGGCTAGTAACAGACGCAACCGAGATCGTCTTGAGGTAATGGCTAATCTTTGGAGCGACATGGCGCGAGTGCACCAGTCTTACCAGCGGATTGCTTATGGCTCGGAAATTGAGCTGCCTCTTCCTAACGGGCTATCTCACATTATCCCTGTGCCGGATCCTGTATCAGCTGCATTCTCCTTTGAGGTAGACGCGACAGATCTAGGCCACCTAAGTCGCCAGGGCGAGGTAGAGGCTTACTTCAACTGGCTCACCACACTAACCAATGTATACGGTTCGTTTAGAGGCGCAATGCCTCGCATGATCCGGGAAGCTCTTCGCAAGATGGGTAAGGCAATGGGAATTGAGGATGTGGATGTCTTCTTAGACGCACCTGTATTAGAAGAGGGCCCAGAGGAGAGGTATATTGCACACCTCCAAACTGGACACCCGATTAAAGTACATCCAGAAGATCAGCACGAAATGTATGTCGCCTACTACGATCGCGTTCTTATGCAAGCGGTTGAGAAGGGTATTGGCGAGGCATCTGTCGGAATGCTGCAGCGAGTAATCACTGAGCACAACGCGCATGCCCGTCGGGCAGCAGCTACCTCGATGCAACAGAGCGCCCCCGTACCTGGGGTATCTAGAGATGGCGCTATAGATAATCAGATTGCAGCGGCATTGCAAGCGGGCCTAGCGCCACCAGCCACGGCTCAGACTCTTGGGTAAGGGGGATTTACTTTCTAAGGCCGAGCAGAGGCAAGCCTTTGAACGGACTAAGTTATACGAGGGATTCCGTGAGTTACCTTATACGGATGGGTCTGATGGTAATCGCGAGCTTAAAACAGTAGGCTATGGGCATGGTGTCCGTGATAGCAAGAAAGAGCGGGCAGCCAAAATCATTGGGATCTCTACTGAGGAGTACCTTGCGCACGATTTTGAGGTAGACGAGAAGATAGCCGAGCGACTTTACTTTGAGCTCGATCTCCCTATCGCAATGAAGCAAACAGAGTCGTTAATTCCTGGGGTACGTAGTGCACCTGTAGATGTAAAGATAGCTCTTATAGATGGCTCTTATAGTTCACTGCTCCAGCTTTCTCGGAAGGCGAGAGGTTTTTCTGCAGAGGGTAAAGGTAGCCGCGCATTCAATGAGTTCTTGGACAATAAACTCTGGCGGCAGTTGAGGAAAAGAAAGTTTACGCCGGGGACATCTTCTACCATGTTACGCCAGCAACGCACCGCAGTCGCGTTACACTGGATGGGTAACCAGAATTATACCCAACAAAAAATAGCGGAACTACCAGAGAAGAGAGCCAAAGTACAGGGGAAGTATGTTTCAGAGGCGCTAATCGGCGCTGCTTCTGGTTCGCTAATGGTTAGAGAGGGTGCCCGGTTCTATCATGGTACCCCTACACCACGACAATTTCTCCCATCTCAGTTAAGGGAAGGCAGCGAAGCGGGGATCGGAGGTCTGAAGGGTAAGTATCTAGCTAACGATCCAGATGTTGCTTATGAGATGGGTAAGCGTTTTGGGTATGACGCAGATATACTGGAGTATGCGTTACCTAAAGAGGGAGTTTACCTTCATAGGGGGGCTGTACACTCTGATCGATGGCCAATTGGCGTTGATGAGTTGTCAGGCAAAATAAATAGGTCGGTAACAGATCGCAGTGTCTTAGAAAGTATTGGTTTCGACGACGCAGTGGAAGATATCCTTAATAGAAGGGAACTCTTTACTGGTACGGATGCTGGATACCACAGGGACCGTTGGCACGATGACCGTGCCGTAGACTTACTAGATAAAATTCGGACTAGGTTAGACTTAGATGGATTTGCGCGTGATTCGGATATTGTCCTACTTGCGGAGGAGTTAAAGGAATTGACTTACACGCCGGAGGGATATACACGAAATACAATGGAGGTACTTGAAGAACTGGGTTTTTCTGGTGTGACATCTTCGCAAGGGTTCGAGGTCATTACTACGCCTAGTGTAAAACCAGAGCCCACAGATGTTTATGCTGCAGGCACGAAACGGCAGCGAGACTTAGTTCGTGAAAGCACAGTCTTTTTTCCAAGTGCCCACGATGGAGATTCTGTGAGTCGTGTTTCTGAGAATTTCCAACTTCCCAAACCAGAGCGGGCGCTCTCCCCAGCAGCCATCCGCGAGCGCGACGCGGCACCAATCGGGCGTCGCCGGAAGTTGAGGTTTGGCCGCCGAGCACTTGGACCCTTCGCGGGCCTAGCCGCCTTCGTTGGTCTAGGTGGAATGGCTCAGGCGAAGGACGAGCCCTACTGGTACCCAGGAAAGGTTGAGGACATAATCCTTCGCAGCAGCCTCCGCAAGGCAGCCGACCTGTTGGGTATCCGCCCTCGTTCTTCTTATTATGGAAATCGCCTGAACCCGGACGCGTCAAGTTTCTCGCCCGCAGGAGACTAATGCCACACTACGACTTTAACTGCCCCGAGTGCGCCGAGCGCCACGAGATTTACCGCCAAATGAGCGAGGCCCATGAGCCCTCTACCTGCCCTGATTGCGGCATAGAGATGCAGCGAATTTGGGATGCCGAGTCTGTTGTCATGACACTAGACCTACGGCCCAGCTGGAGCGAGGGGCATACCATCTTCCAGTTGCCCTCTAATTGCCCCGATCGGCACGTAACTAGCCAAACACAACTGGATAAAACCTATGTAAAATACGGGATTGATCCAGACACCCATGCCCCGTTTGAGGGGCAAGCGAATAAGAGTGGAGCACACAACTTCAAGAATAAAAAGACTTGATTCTGTCGCTCGCATCTGTTATTCTTCCACCTGACGGTACACCTTCTGGGGAGCCTACTCGGTAAGCCCCACTAACAGGAGCCCAATAAATGTCCGAAATTGAAAATACGCCTTCCGCTGACGAGGGAGTCCAGGCGACTCCTACTGACTCAGCACCACAACCTATCGTAGAGCCCCAAGCAGAAGAGCCAGCCCCAGCGCCGGTAAACTTAGAGGAGGCAGCGGGAGAGGTGGCGGCACAACAGCCCCGTTCTTTAGATGAACTCAGCCTTGACGAGCAAGCTCGAACCAAGGTGGAGTCTTATATCAGTCGTCAGATCAATGATGCACGCGAAAAGTGGGAAACCAGAAAGCAGCAGGAGATTGAGGATGGCAAGTTTATGACGCGGGATGAGGTCCAGGGGCTGCTCCAAAAGCAGGCCGACCAGACCACTGCCCGTGAGCAGGCGAAGGATGGTTTTGTCCGGAACCTTAGTAAACTTGGTATTCAAATCGGCTCGGAAGAGTACGATAAGGTCGCCAGCTACTATCAGGAAGCCACCGAACGTGGGCTAGTTAATCCACAGATCCTGTCTGATCCAGATGGGTTGCAGATGTTGGCTAAACTTTCGGGAGCACTTCCGGAAGAGGCGCCTGCCTCGATGCAGCCAAGTCAGGGGTTGCCTAAGACGCACCCTGCGGGTTTAGAGCATGGTGATGGAAGTATTCAATTGGGTGCTGTTCTCGCCGAGGGTCAGGAGATGCCAGCACAAATGCGAATTGAGAAGGCTATGATTGAGGCTATGAGGGATTCTCAGTAAAACTCTCTCGCGCATTTGCGCTCTAACGCCTAGCTCTAGGAGGAGCAATCATGGCAGCTTTTAATTACACACAGAAAATC